CATACACATACGCACTCATTGATACCGCAAATACCTTCTTCCGTGCTAGGCATATTGCTAGTCGCAATAGTACGGTTGAAGAGAAAGTAGGTATGGCCTTGCATCTTACATTAGCAAGTGTAAATCAGGTCGTTAAAAAATTTAAAATTGACCACGTAGTAGTGTGTCTAGAAGGTCGAAGCTGGCGTAAGGATTACTACAAACCTTATAAGGCAAATCGCAAGTTAGATGAATCTGCCATGACTGAATCAGATGTGGCCGAAAACAAAATGTTTTGGGAAACATATGATATGTTTACTACATTTTTGCGTGAAAAAACTAATGTCAGCGTACTCAGGCACGAACGGGCTGAGGCTGATGATATTATCGCCCGTTTTGTACACTTACATCCTAATGATACGCATTACATTATTTCTTCTGACACTGATTATATCCAGCTTATTAGTGAAAATGTCAATCAGTACAATGGTATCACTAACCAACTCATCACTACCGAAGGCTACCATGATGAGAAAGGAAGGTTGGTAGTAGATAAAAAAACAAAAGAACCTAAACTATTAGGAGATCCTAAATTTCATCTATTCGAAAAATGTATGAGGGGAGATTCCAGCGACAATGTTTTTAGCGCTTATCCCGGAGTTCGTACTAAAGGTAGTAAAAATAAAGTTGGGTTGATTGAAGCCTACGCAGACCGAAAAAAGCAAGGGTTTCACTGGAACAACATAATGCTACAGCGTTGGGTAGATCATGAAGGTGTTGAACACCGTGTTCGAGACTGTTACGAACGCAACCGTACCCTAATTGACTTGACAGCACAGCCCGAAGATATTAAAGTAGAGGTTGACGATAGAATCAAAACTAATGTCCGTACTACTACAACCTCTCAAGTAGGTGCTCATTTTATGAAATTTTGCGGAAAATATGAATTGATAAAAATCAGTGAACAAGCAGAAACTTATGCTAAGTGGTTAAACTCTCCCTATACTGGCCATCTCAATCAAAACTAAGGATTTTTAAAATGGATAAGCAAATTACTATCACCGGTCTAAACGAAAAGCAAGTAGCAATGTTGGATATCATATGGGGATTAGAATCCCAAGAAGACTTTGATGATTGGGTTTTCACTCTAGAAAATGATGAGCGCGAACTAGCAGAACAAATGTATTGGTTGCTACTTATTGAAATTGCTGAAAGTCACACTGATGAAAATTATACTGAAGCAAATGAAGTGCTGAAAGCTTATATGCTTAATAAAAAGGAATAAAATGTCTGAATTTGTAGCTAAACCCATAGTTAAAAATCAATATTGGGTAATAACCGACGGGGAGAAAAAAGTTGGTAATGTAATTGCCAATGGATCAGGATTTGATGTTAAAATGAATGGGTCACAAACTCATTATAAAAACACTACTGAAATCAAGCGTACAACCAATATTGAATTTCAAACAGTAAAATCTAATAAAACTAAAATTCAACTTCCCTTTGCTAATTATCCTACCACAGGAAAAACATTTAACTCTATTTTAGATATCAAAAGAAAACTTCATATCTATACTAAAACACAAAAAAGTAAATGTTTTTATGCAGCAGGATGGTTCATTTTAAATCATACCGGTGAGGAAGAAATAGTATTCTGTCCTAAATATATCTTTGTGCAAAGATATCCATATATGGGTCCTTTCAAAACTAGAGTAGATGCTGAACAGCAGATAAATAGTTGATGATTCATATTAAGAGGTTTATTGATAGAGTTTCTTTACTAGAAAGTAGACAAACTAAAGATTTCGTTATACCCCTAATAGAGGCTAGAGGCCTTCGTGATGAATTGGCTAAAATTCTATTAGAATTGCACGAAAAAAATAATGATAGAAAGCCAGTCACTGAACCAGTAATGCAAATTGAATTAAAGGCTGGGTCATTTAAGTGAGTAGAACACAGCCCAAAGTCTTACTAGAAATAGTAGATAAGACAACATATAAATGCGACCAAATCGTAGAAGCTAGTGGTATTTGGGCCGTGTTTTATGAAGGGCAACCAATTAATCTTAAATCACAACATTACTTGGACAGCGAGTCTACTCCTAAATATAAAAAGACTAGCTTTAGTAATCCAGGTCACGCAAGAAATCTTTGTCGTAAATTGAATGCACAATTTAAAACCGACAAATTTACCGTTGTTTTTATGAACGATGGTAGATGCGTTTACCCAGATGACCAAGCGTAAGATTACAAAAAAAATAATTACCGAAACGGTATTAAAAGAAATACCTGAACACTTTCATATGTATCATGAAATCCCTATTGAGGATTTAATGTCTAGATGGTGGATGACGGGTAGACAAGAAGGTTTAAGATTAACTGATGAAGGTATGGTAGCCTTCCAATTGGCTGAAATAACTCATTACGATTTTGATTTGAAACAAGCAGGCGAAAATTGGCATGTTTTTTTACTTGAAGTAAATAAAAAAATAAAATGCCCATATTATTTGGGTGTAAATAAAACGGAAATAAAAAAATTGCCTTACATCAGGCTATATGACAGTAAGGTTGCTATGATGATAGGCTTATACGGCAACCTACGTGAATATTTAAATTCTATAAAGGTGAAACGATGATTGAAGAAAATAAACCAAAAAAACCAACTGTTACTTTACCAATTAAAAAAATATCACAGCTTCCCCAAACCAAAATTCCTAAGTCAAATTCCAAAGGTTTTGGGGGAACGAATGTAATTCGTAGAACTGGGCGTGGACGGTAAAATACTTGTCAACGAAACCTGTATCTCAGGCGTTAATAGATATAGATACGCAGTGTATCTAAAATCTCTTTCATTTAACTTATAAAGGAAATACAAATGAAAACAATCGCAACTTTGATCGCTGGACTTTTCGCTGTTACTGCTTTCGCTGCTGAGCCTGCTAAGGCACCGGCTGCTGCAACTACACCTGCAGCAACAACCGCTCCTGCAGGTGATCTTAAGCTTCCAGCTAAGAAAGACGAGAAAAAAAGTGAAGGTGCACCTGCTGCCAAGGCAGACGCAAAGGCTGCTACGCCAGCTGCCGCGCCCGCAGCTAAGTAATTTTTGTTTAGATAATGATGATGATGGTATTACTGTTGAAGACTTAGACTTACAATCAGGTTACCGTCGTCACATTTTCACACCAAAAAGGATAATAGAATCTGAACTTGATGATTATATTAAATTCAGATTACTATTATCTAGGTACTTAGCACTTAGGAAGTACGACATGAAATGGGGATAATATCCCCATTTTTTAACTAGCTAATTGCTGCAATGCAATATTTAGGACTAAATACATTAGTAGAAACCATAAGTTACTACTAAACAAAAGGAAACATATAATGTTAACACTACTTGACAAATTTATTAATTTACTAGATCGATTTACTTCACATCAAACAGATTTAGAGAGATTTATTGCTTCTCACAATCCACAACACGGTGGAGATGTTGATAACCTCATTAGACGGTTTACTTACGGTACACAGAGAGCGTTATGAAATATATCCGCAATTTTTACGAATGGCTAGCAGTTTGGAGTGAAGTTGTTTATGAATATCGTAAACGTAATAAAATTCATCATTACTATTAAACTATGGATATAATAAACTTTATTATCGCATTACGCTATTTTTTACGGTTTGATCCTAAAGATTTTGAGGTTCATCCGTAATGTGGCCCGTTACAGATGAAGAATGGGAACAATTAAATTTCCCTGAGAAATTTAAATAAGATAAATATTACATTATGATTAATCCCTTACTTCCATGGTTCAAGCCCACAATGAATGCAGCATTTTTTATTGATGCATTTCAAGGTGTCAAGCGTGATTTAACTGATAAGATCATTACGGATCCCACACTCAATCGTGCGGCTCATAATTATATCAACAGTCAAACAGAATTTGCCAAGATGCTGACCAATAATTCAGTTGATCTTGCTCATTATTCTATGGATTGTATCACAAACAGATACTTTCCCAAGAAGGACTAATCCACCCAACGGATCGACATTAACACACACATAGGAGAAATAAAATGTCAGACTACACACCAAAACTTCCAGAAGTTAAATTCAACAAGAACGGATATGAAATCCGCACAGAAATCCTCGACATGGCTAAAAGCCTTATGATGGAGGAATACCACGCTAAATTCCACGGTTGGGAAATCTCGGCACAGCGTGATGAAAAATCAGGACAGGTTGTTACCACAGTTGGTATGCCACAGTTTCCTGGCCTTGAGCAAGTACTATCTACAGCAGAAAAAATGTACGGCTTTGTTAACGCAGGTGTAAAGAAGTAAGGGTTCACTACCCAACGCCCCCGAAAGGGGGTATTTTTTTGGCTTGACAATTATTCCTTAGGGTGTTACACTTATAAATATCCTAAAAGGGGATTACAATGAGTAAAGAAGAAGACAAGTTCAAGCACTCCAAGCGGTTACTTAAAGATGAGAATGCAGTAAAAAAACAAGTTAAGATTGCCAAAGAACATGGGGTTCCTATTAAAGACGCCCATAAATTTGCAAAACAACATGTCATGAATTGTGGTAATCCAAAATGTATGTTATGTGCCAATCCTAGAAAAACTTTTAACGAATTAACATTGCAAGAACGGCGTATGT